ATTCTCACCACCTTTTAGTGTGGTGATTTCAGTACCTCTACCACCTTCACGGCGGGGCATCCAGTAGTCTTCAACCATCGTCATAAACTTACGATCGTCTTTAACATCACCAGTCTCGGCGTTGTAGATGAGGCGATTCTTATGCTTGACCATCATGTCACGTAGATACTGCTCGGCTTTCATCTTGGGTAGATTACCGACATCTACATAGAAAACTCTACGCTCAGGTGCACGTGAAATACGGTAAATCACAGTAGCATCTTCCATAATGCGAAGCTGATTCATGGGCTTCACAGCTTTATGGAGATGTGATAGTACCATTTGACCTGTTCTATCTGTTAGACCAGAAGTCAAATATACTATAGAATCTTTTGCAATCTTAACCATCTGACGTGGATTGTAGTCTTTAGTATCAAATCCACTAGTAGAATAGATAAAATATTCAGCAACATTAACTGACTTGATTACTTCATTATCAAGACGAGTAATGATCTTGGGTTTCTTTACTTCTTTTACTTTCTTGATACTGCGTGGATCAATGTAACGAAGTTCTTTAATACCATCTTGCGGAGCTTTTTCATCAACAATAGCATGATAAAATAAACGGCCGTCAATATACCACTGACGAAAGATTTCATATGCCTTGGCATTAAACTTGAGAAGCTTAATTACATTCTCAAATTCATCTTCAATAATACCTTTAATTTTATCAGAAGCTTCTACGTCCGCTAGAACAATACCTACAATATGATTTTCAGGAGTGGCGCAGATAGCCTCATTAGTAATCTCATCTACCGCCATCTCAATCTCAGATTGCTGAGCGAGATCGCGATAGCGAGTTACTAGATCAGTTTCGTTTTTAGCTGCGTTGTCAAGATCAACATATGACCCGAAGAAGCCACCAGGGGTGAGTACTACACCACCATCTTCGTCGATAGGAGGCGCAAATGACTGCGCCTCTGATTCGCCTGGTTGCTGCCTTTTAATTTCAAATCCAAATAAACGGGCCAATTTTTTTCACTCCAAATAATCTAAGAAAGTAAACTAGGATTAGATACCACCGGCGTTGCCAGTGACACCTCCTGATACTTCCCAGTAATCATATTCAAAACGTACTCTAAAGTCCTGTATAGTATCAGTTCTAGCCCAGTCAAGTTCCATAGATGAGATGATTGAAGGGTAAATACCGTTAAACTTATATGTGCGAACAGGTACACCAGTCTTGGAGAACTGAGTTACTTCTGCTGTCGCCTTATATAGTAGCGGAGAAGAAGAGCCTAAACTACGTAGGTTACCCTGAGCTGAATTAATCGCATGTGACCATTCTTCTAGAGCGTTACGAACTAGGAAATCTTCGTCGTTAATTACTGTTACTTCCCAAGGATCATATGTTCTATCCCCAGCAAGCTTAACGATTCTTCCGAAATAACCTACTCTAATAGTACCAAGATTAGAAGCAGGAACTCCAGCTGCACGAACCATAAATGGTGTCTTTAGATCTGCTACACCATTAACGGGGTTAGTGATGGTAACTTGGAAGAGCGAAGGTCTCGCTCCACCAAGTGTAAGTTGCGATCTGATGTCTTCGATATTAAATGCCATTGTACTTTACCTTTTCTAATAACTATTTATTACCCGAAGTTACCAACAATCTCAGTAAACTCAACACCAGATCTTACAGCAACAAAGTTAAGCTGAATGAAGTTAATACTCTTTGCTGGCTTAATGTAAATATCACCAACAAATTCGTTACGATCGATTACTTCAGCTGTATTGTTTGATTCATCGCAGACCACCCTATAATCGTAGATACCTCTACGGCCTTGTACATCGCGTAGGAAAGGCTCTACTAGATTACGGAACTGTGCTCTTGTAAATGTGTCGTTGAATTCAAAGAGTGTATACTTCGCAGCTGTTGCAATGGCCTTCTCTAGAGTAATGAAAAGACGTCTTACGTTAATGCGATCAAATGCTGATGGCTTAGCAAGAGCAGTCTTATCACCATATAGAAGTGTACCCTGACCGGGCAATGTTACTACGGGGTTGATACCTGCCTTATAAAGAATATCACGATCAGCCTTACTTGGGTTGTAGGCAAGCTTTACTGTATTCTTAATAATGCCGCGATTGAAGCCAGCTGGAGAGTACCACGGGTCACGCACTGTATCTGTACGAACTACTAGACCAGCAATATCACCATTTAGAGGTACATAACGATACTCGTCACTGTACTTGTCATACATGTACTTGTAACCAGAATCGATTACTGCATACGATGTAGATGTTATTGAGTTACGGAACGTTACTAGGTCTGCAGTTAATTCGCCGAGCTTATTGACTACTGCACTCTTTGGAGGAGAGATAAATGCTATGCAATCCTTTCTTGCTTCGCAGATATTATCAATAATCCAGTTAGCCTTTACAGCTCCATTGGCATTTCTACCGGTTAGGATTAGAGATACATCTACGTCTTCCGCAGATACGAACTTAGCATAACCGGCTAATTCTACTGAAATTGCTACGTTGGCTTCACTTTCTCCGGATGCACCGCCTCTGAAAGACTGATCGAATGGAAGGGTATTGGCCATAGCAGAGAAATTATTAGCTGTATTGGAGCTTCTTCCAGTTCTATCATTAGCCCACCAAACCCAGTTAGACTGATCGTTTAGTACGTTCTTATAATAGATAGAGCCACCTTCAGCTGTTTTAGCGTCAGATGCTAATGAAAGGTTAGGAAATACTTCTAGTACAGTATCAGGTGCACCAGCAATTGAGCCATCCTCATCTACAATAACCACGTGAAGCTCATCACCTGTACCTCCTCGCTCAGTAACATAATCTGATGTTCCAGGAGCAGCATCTACTCTATTATAGAATTCCCAGTTTCTTGTTAACTGAATACCGTTAGTAGCAAGTGAGTTAGCAACAGTTGTGGAGTTTGCTACTACGTTAACTGCTAGTCTGTACGCAGAACCAAATGTTAATTGAACGTTTGCTGCAGATACAGAAGCAGACTTAATATAAAGATCTTGATAACCTAGACTTGAATTACCTACTCTTAGAATAGAGTGCGCAGGGAGTACAGCAGCAATGGTAGTAGCTTCAGCCGTGTTAGCAGCTACTAGATTAGCAGTATTTGACCCTACAACGAGAGTAGTAGTTACTGGTGTAATATTAGCACCAGCAGCTGTAAAAGCAGCAAAAGCGTTTACCGAGTAAGCATTAGGACTATCACAGACAGAAATACGTAGCGAGTTACCAGAGTTGCCAGGGTATTTTGCGATATAGACAGCATTGGCGTCTAATGTTGTTCTACTATCGTAATCTTCTCTATTCTTAATAGAGTTTGTACCAACGTTAGCAACCACAACAGATGAGTTTGTGCCTGCGTATGCGCTGGATGTTAACTGAGTATTTGCAGTACGTACAACGTATAGCTTATTACCATAAGCAAGGAAATTCGCTGCAGTAAAAAAGGTTTCGTAGTTAATATCTACAGCCTTACCAAAGCGATATACTAACTCGTTTTCTGACTCCACTAGAATGCGTTGCTCTACTGGACCCCATCTAAATACGCCAGCGAACCCACCTTCTGTAGTGGATACTGCGGGCACTACCGTAGTAAGGTCAATTTCTGATACATTAACACCTGGGCTGACTTGAAACGCCATCGTGAAGCTCCTTATAAGATACAATTACACTTATTTATAAACTAGTCGTTTTCAGACAGCATCCATCTATCAAACGAGCTTCCAGACAACTCTCGAACTTCTTCATAACCAAAAGAATTTACACCCATGTCTATATCGAACGGTAGTAGATCTTCTTCTAGTAATTTCATGTTGTCTTGTTGAATTTTTTCACGTATGTTTGTGTCAGTCCATTCTCTAAAGTATGGTTGCATGGTCATCCATGCAAAAATAACACAACACATTGCAAGGTCATCATGTGCGCCTTCTTCAGCTGCATATGAGTCGCCTGTTTCTACAAATCTATAAAGCTCGTCTAGAATCTCAGCATCACCTAAAATTATCTTATCTGCTTCGACTAATGTTTTAAAGTTAGTACAGCCTACTCTCTTGAGCTGAGCTGTTGTTCTGACACCTGGTGTAGGTCTATTAGCAAAACCACCGCTAATAACCTGACCGTGTCTGCCTTTCATTTGAGTCATAACGACATTTTCGTACTCTAGTTCTCTATAGAGAATATCAGCAACCTGCTGACCATTATCGTTGACTTCAATACATGTATATGCATCATTATACATCTTGGCAAATTGATGTATAATATTAGGAAAAATTAATGGAGATATTTCGTTATTTTTATATCTCGCGACTACTCTGTACGGTAATTCAGATACATTATAAACCACAAATGCTGAACTATCTCTACCTACACCTCTAGCAGTATCAGCTACGAGAACGTACAGTTTATCTTTATTTTCTGGTGCGCTAGGATCTTCGTAAACAGCATAATCATCTGTATACTTAAGTGGGGCGATAACAGGTAGTTGTAATAGTTTACCGGGATTGATTAGAGTATTAGAGCTGCCGATAAATTCGCACTCAAATTCTTCACGAAACTGCTGTTCAGAAGTGTTGCGAATAGTTTCTTCTTTCCACTTTTCATTTCTACCTGGTACATCAGACCAGTGCACCTCAAATGGAACGAATGAGTTCTTACTATCTACAGCTTCAGTCCACATCTTATAAAACATGTTCAGTCCCTT